GTGAAACGCCTGCACTTGCAAACGCTTCGGGCCGTTTTGTAGGTAGTCCGCAATTGCGTACTGTGCCCTCGTAGGACTCGGCAAGCCCAGCTCCGCCCACAATGCCTGTAGGAAGAGCTTGAAGTCTTGCTGTAGTAAAACTAGGGAATTTTTTTCGGTATTCATTATAAGTTTTCAAATATATAGTTACCAACTATTTTAGTTGCTAATTCATAAGTTAATTCACCTGTTTGACCGTTAGGTAATGTAATAGTATAAGATCTAAATGTACCATCAGGTAGTTCAAATAAATTTCTTAAAATATTTTGTGCCGCTACTACTGCATCATTTTTGTTACTAACACGAGAAAATCCTACTGTTCTATCACGATCAACCATTTCTCTAAGATCTCTTTCAAAATCTTCAATATCTTGATTTCGAGCAAGCCTTTCTTGTCTTAATCTGTTTTGAGTTGCAATAAAGTCTTGTTCAGTCTGTCTATCTAGATATTTCATATATTCGTTTCCACCACCTTCTCTTTTGATGCCCTCTATCATGTCATTTATAATATCAACTTGATAGACTCTATCGCCATCTAGGTATCCATCGTTATCCAGACGAGTCATAGTTCTGACTACATCTTTCATAGTAAACTTATTCTTAGGATCAAATGTCATTTCGTAAACTTTTTGTGCTTGGTTAGTCAAGTCAAAGTTACGACGCATTTTTCTAGTATAAGCATCTGCTACTTCTAATCTTCTTGCTTGATTGTCGTAAATACTATCTAGTACATCTTGTGTAAAGAATTTACTACCATCTTCAGCAAACTCATCTCTTACGTGTTGATGTGATATACTATGAGGTGTTTTTAAAGGTCTTTCTTTATTAGCTAAAGGTGCTGTTTCGTCTTGAACAGAACGTTTGCCTGCTCCAATAAGTTTTCTTAAGTTAGCTTCTGAGTCACCAGCTTTTATGTGACGTTTAAGTAAAAATGCTGTAAGTTGCCACCACTCATCACTATCGTATACTAATCCATGATACAAAGGTAATGATGCTTTTAATGGAAGTAAATGGTGTAATTGAAGTTCAGAAGCTGGTATACCCAAAGCATCTAACATTGGTTTATACTGTTTTCTAAACGCAGGCATTACACGTTTTGATACTTTATTATAATCAACTTTTGTAATTGGTGGTGTTACAAATAAACTTATTAAAGCACGTTCTTGGTTAGCTGTAAATCTTTTAAATCCAGTTTTTTTATCTCTTTTAGTAGCAGCCTTAAAAATATTATAATCAAATCTATTACCTACCATACCAAATTTTAGTAAGGTTGATCGTATCTCATTCACTTCTTGTTGGGATGGCCTATATGTTTTCCACTGTGAAATTGTTTTAAAAACTTCAGCATCACTTAGATATGTACCAAACTCATCACCATCTATAGGATCTATTACTTTAGTTGGCGACATCGCAAGAACAGGCATAGCTTCATCTTGTAATCTTTGATAATAGTCATTTGCTATGTTTGATGCACCTCTTGCTATACGTTGTAAGCTTGCACTTGCTGTACCACCTACAGCACCAGCTAGTGCAGCTTCATTAAATGTAAGTGGTCTTTTTTCATCAATACCTACACGTATTTGTTCAGACCCTACTCCAGTCAAGCCGCCAGCTATGCCAGCTCGTTTAATTGTATTAGCTTTACCAAATATCTTGGAGCCTTTTTTACCTAGTTTTGCAGTTGTGCCCGGTATTACACCAGCAGCACCAGAGGCAAGTATCTCACCAAGAGAAAAACTTGTGTCTCCTCTCATACGTTGTGCAATCGCATTAGCCACTGCACCAGATGCAAAGTTAGCTAGACCATAAAGAGCAATACCTTTTGGCCCTAGTAACGGATTGAGTAGAAAAGATGTTGCTTTATCTGTAGCTACACCAGCTGCAACTTCAAAACCTAGTCCACCAGCTGTACCAGCAATGTTAGGATCATCACCTTCTTCTTCAGCTTTCTTTCTTTTAGCTCTTTTTTCTAAAAACTTTTCTTCTCTACGTGGATCTTTGGGGTTTTGTAGTTCTTTATAAGCCTGATTTAGTTGTTCATCTGTAGCATCACCTCTTTCTTGACGTGCTTTCTCTCGCCGTTCAGCCTCCTCTTGCATCTCTCTGATCTCTTCTTCGTTCATCTTATATGTGATAGAATAGTTTGTTCACGTTCAGTTACACCAAACGTTTCTCTCATCCAGTCCAGCCAGTCTTTACTACCTTTTTCCTGATTGCATCTTCGACAAGAAGGTACGACATTCGCCGTTTCATCTTTACCCCCTTTGCATTTTGGGCGTACATGGTCGATAGTGAGTTGTTGTAATTCATAAGTTCCTCCACAATAAACGCATTGACAATTAAAGTGCTCTTTGATAGCCCTTCTCCAGAGCTTTTTAGATTCTGAACTCGTCATGGTTATTAAGTTGTGTAAATAGTAATCAGGTGTTGGTAGTAATGGGGTCATTTTTTGCGACTTTTACGGTTAATTGATGGCTTTTGTGTTCTGCCCTTGGTTGTGCTACCCTTATAATGTGCGGCATCGAGGCCGTCACGGTTGCCATATGTACCAAGTTTCTTATTAAGTTTGTTCGCATTGACTCTAATTGCTAAACCTTTTGGTGTTTTGTTGTATTTAGCCTGCTGCTTGCGACGCTTGGCCGCAGCTTTAGGATTCTTCTTGTAATAGCTAGAAGTTTTTGCCATAGACTTTTCTCTTAACTAAAGATGGATCTACAGTTGGTATGATCTTGTTGAGTTTGTCCAAGGGACTACCCTCGTAAGCGACACCTGTAATGTCATTGGTTTTGAGCCAATCACAAGCTGCCTTTAGATCTTGTACTGTTGCTTCTCCACTCTTGATTCTGCGTAGAAAGTCCTCTGTAACAAGGTAGTGTAGCTCGTTAAAACTCTCTTCGGTTGCTTTCTTGGGTATAACCCTTGGATTCTCCATATTATTCTGGTAATAAGTTTTTCTTGACAAGAGCTGTTAGCTTGTCATCTACTGTGTTGTCAGTAGTTTTACTGTATGCTTCTAGTAGTTTAACTACAAGTTCTTTTACAGCTTTGCTGCCCATAAATTTGAACAGTATTGGTTTAATTAGTGCAATCATTAGAATGAGGGGGTTGATAAATCTGCGTCTTCTTTAACAAAACGTCCGGCTTCGTCACGCTTTGCTTTTGTTTTTCTTTTTGGTTTCTTCTTAGCAGCCTCTGCTTCTAAGGCTTTTAATCTTGTGTGTGTGCTCATTTTTGCCAAGTCCATTTTTTCTTCGGTTTGGGTGGTTGTAAGGCAGAGATAGGTACGACATCTTGGCATAGCACTACCATTTCTGATTGAGGATGGAATGTAAAGCCACGCTGTCTAAGTTCTGCACATTTCAACGCACGGACTAGCTCATAGTCTAGTCTCATTTTTTCTTCCTGACGTTTAGCTATATCTTTACATTGCTGTAGACCTTTACGATCTAGCGGAACCATAAAGTTAAGCTGAAAGCCCCAGTTTTCATTTATTTGATAGCTAGAAGGGTATAAGTCTCTAGTATCTTCATCCGCTGAGTACGGATTACTATGATTACCCATATAGAAAGGGCTAAATGTCATAGTAGACCCATTACATTGTATGTTTGGGCCATAAACCTGACGAGACGATGCACCATTGTTTTGGAATTGCACCGCCTGATTTGTCACGTTACCTGTAGCTGACGCTTGAGGATTTGATGTATTGTTTGTATCTGCGTAAGCTGGACTTACTGTGAGAATACAGAGAGCGATGTAGTAGTAGAGTTTATTGTATATGTGGTGTTGATATCCCACTGCTCTACTAAGCCAGCTGCTCTGCTGGTTGTTTCTAGTGTCCATGGTTGTGCTGTATCTGTCACTGAAAAAGTCGTGCCAGTGCCAGCTATGTCTGCTGATGGTGTGACATTAGTACCTGACCAAGTGTTAACTTCTGAACCAAATACTTGTTTCTGGGTGACTTCTGTAATATTTTGAGTTGTAGTTGTTGTACTGTTCATCGACCCTGTAGTAAACTGGGGCGTGACAGTGTTAGCTCTTGCTACTGCGGGTGATAACAGGGCTAAGAGAAGAATTAGTTTCTTCATGTTTTTGGTTTGTCTTCTTTTGACTTTTTGTTACCTGTAGATAGTCCAAATGTAGCTAGGGCTCCTGTAAAGATCGAAGCAACGAACGTGATGTCTGATGATGCTCCAGTCTTCTTGACCATAGGTAACTCTACGTAGTTTAGTGTAATGATAAAACCAGACCAGATAACTACGCCTAGACGCACCATGGCTCCTAGTATTTGCATCTGTTCGTCATGGTCATCTACATTCTCTTTTATTTTTCTGAGGATGCCTTTCTTTTCTGGCGGTTTTGTTTCCATTTGTTTATCTTGCCTTGTAAGAATTTTTGTATTCTATCCTTTAACGCATTGATTACAGGTTGTGTAGCAGTCGCAGCTGCCACAGCCGTTACAGCAGTAACAGACGCAGCAACTAAGACTTCTTGCGATGGTAAAGGGATGCTAGGTAAGGGTGGAAAGTGTATTTTTGGGGGTGGGTTTTCTTCTGTTTGCACCTCCTTTGTACCTTCGGGTCTTCGTAAATCGCTCGGAGGTACGACCAAAGGTTGATATGAGGGAACATCTGCC